GAAATGGCTTAAACCTTATTTAACAAAGGAGTAGTATATGACTGATGAAAATGATATTCATTATATTGATGACGAACCTATTTACAATCACAAACTTATTGAGAATGATGATTTTGAACCTAATAAAGAGTGTTCTCAATGTGATGTTGAATATACTTGTTGGGATTGTGAGGCAGAACAAATTAGAAATAGATACCCTAATGTTAGATATACAGACCATTTAGAATGGGTAGTGCCAAAATGACTTGGGTATTGTATGTATTACTAATGACAAACGAAAGGTCATTACAAGGTGTCCTGTCTGAACACTACTTCAAGACAGAGCAAGAGTGTAATCAATTTTACACAGATAACAAAGCAGACTTGCACAGAAGTGTGGAAGATTTAGTTCAACCTCGCATCACAAAGTATGAGATAATTCATATTGGGTGTTTGCCTAACCATAAGATAAAAGGAGAAAAGTAATGAACTTAATAGAACTAGATGAAAAAATAAAAGAGCATGAGGTCATTAAAAAATTTAAAGATGGTGTAGCAGATGGATTGATACATGGAGAAAGAGATGACAGGCAATCTCATCATTACTACAAGCAAGGTTATGACTATGGTTTAACTTTGTATAATGCCTTATCTAAATATTTAGAAGATAATAATATAAGGGTAAGTAGAAATAATGAATTAGAGGAGATAACACAATGAATGTATTAAGTTTATTTGATGGAATGTCCTGTGGACAACTTGCCTTGCAACGAGCAGGTATCAAGGTAGATAACTACTATGCCTGTGAGATAGACAAGTATGCCATACAGGTAGCACAGAAAAACTTTCCTAATACAATGCAGTTAGGAGATGTGCAAGACATGAAAATACCCAACTACAGAGAGGGTAGTATTGACTTGCTCATGGGTGGTAGTCCTTGTCAAGGATTTTCATTTGCAGGTGGGCAACTTGCATTTGATGACCCTCGTAGCAAACTGTTCTTTGAGTTTGTTAGAATTAAAGAGAAGTTACAACCCAAGTATTTCCTACTTGAGAATGTTAAGATGAAACAAGAGTTTCAAGATGTCATTACACAGTATATGGGAGTAGAGCCAATAGAGATAAACTCTAGTTTGTTTTCTGCACAAAATCGTAGACGATTGTATTGGACAAATATACCTGTAGATATGAACATGGTGGACAAGGGATTAGTGTTAAAAGATATATTACAAGATGACCACAATGAGCCACCTGTTCCTATAAATGAGAGGAATGCTAGGCATCACAAACACCCTTATCAAAAGTCTTTGTGTGCTACTGCTACCATGTATAAGGGAGCAGGTAATAATGGCATGACATTGGTAGATAGACTCATACCTGTAGGAGAGGCAGAAGAGTATGCTCACTACAATTACAGAGCAACAAAACAAGTCTATCATATGGATGGTAAAGCACCGACCCTACTCACGATGCAAGGTGGCAATAGAGAACCAAAGGTTGCAACCTATTCACCGAAAGGTGGCAGGATTGTTAATCGCAGATTAGATGAGCATGGAGTTCGTAAAGATTACCAAATGGAATTACCCTTGACACCACAAGTAGAGATACGAAGTGATGACAAGACTAATTGCCTTACTACTTTACAAAAAGATAATGTTGTGGTAGAAGGTATGACATGGAGAAAACTTACACCGATTGAGTGTGAGAGATTACAAACCTTGCCTGACAACTACACCGAAGGTGTTTCCAAGACTCAACGATACAAGATGATTGGAAATGGTTGGACTGTAGATGTCATTGCACATATACTGAAAGGAGTTAAAAATGTGGGGAAGAATGATTGAATGGCTAAACATTGATTTTGCCAAAAACTATGGGGAAGGAACAAAGTTTGACCTTGACTATGGTAAAATATTATTAATCTTTTTATGTATCTACATAGCAGTTCAAGTGTCGTGAATTTAATAAAAAGAATTAACCCAATAGCACGACTGTTTGCTTATACAAGACGTAAAAAGCAGGTCGTACCACCGAAGAAAGGAAAAGGCTCATACAAGCGAAAGGGCAAAGGGGTTGACAAATTATTGTAAACCTTATATAACAAAATATCACTTAACCAAATGTCACAAGTTGTGACATATTTATGAAAGGAGGCTATTATGCCACTAGACGGACACACAAATGAACTTTTTAATTTAGATGATTCAGATTTAAACTTTGGTATTAAGTTTGAGAGAACTAAATTTTCAGGTAAAAGATATGTTATTAATAACGTTACAGGAGATTACATTGGGATTGTTGGAGATTCATTTAAGTGTGCATCACACCCAAAGTTTTTCAATGGTATCAAAAACGTTATACAAGCTAACAGACTACCTCATGAACTAGATGATGCTAAAGTTAGAATCTCTACTGCGAGAAATAAAGCATTTGCTATGATTGATATAACCCTGCCTAATGTAAAGCATACGATTACGACAAGCAAACATCAGACAACGATTAGTGAACGAATTGTTGCGTTACATGGGGTTGATGGCACATGTTCTAATCAGGCATACTTTGGTGCAATAGATATGTTCTGCACAAATGGTCAGATTAGTGGAGAGTATGATAAAATCCGTAAGAAAAATACAAGTGGATTTAATTTAGAGAGATTTATTCACGAATTAAAGCATGCTAAAACTAACTTTGATGAACGTTGTAGCTTGATGCAGAAGTGGGCAAACATACCTTTAAATGTTAGAGGTAAGGATTTCTTACAGAAACTCATCAAGTCCGAAAGACTTGCAGATAAAATGTATCAACTAGCTAGTGCAGAGATACATAAGAGAGGTAAGAATGTATTTGCTCTTTACTCTGCATTTACAAACTATGCATCTTATGCAGATGAGAGAAATGGTTTTAATATTCGTAATACAGGCAAAGATACTCAAACTGAAACCATGTGGAAACGTGAGCAGGAAGTTGCTAAGTGGGTTTCTTCACCTGAATTTAAATCACTTTTGGCAGCCTAATGAAAGTAGAAGATTTATTACAGGAATATTATTTATCGTTTGAATACAATAACTTACGAGAAGAAACTAAAGCACAATATAAATACTTTTTGGGTATAGTTTGTTCAACAAGTGTGGTTGATGGCAAAGAGTTAGGCAGTTATAAACTGTCTAGCTTGACCA